CGTAACTTACACGGGCTACAAAACTTTCGCAGTTAAAGTAGTTCTTCTTTCAAATCAAACCAGTGTTGTTCCAAAATGTCGTGAACTTCGTGCAATAGCTCTACAGGTATAACATGGGACAAAGATATCATCTGGACGACACAACTAAATATGTTAGAGATGGCCATTCAAAAGCCATTATTTCTACCGATGTTGCTGGATTATCAGCATACAAAGCTAGAAAAAACAAAGTTCGAGAACAAACAAATCAGCTTCGACAATTTGAAAATGATATAAATAGTGTGAAACAAGAGATGCTAGATATCAAATTGTTGTTGCAGCAAATATTACAGAACCAAGGTAGATAGATATGGCCACAATTACACTTAGATCCGTAAAGGGGTCGCCACTTACAAATACCGAAGTTGATAATAACTTCAACAATCTGAATACTGACAAGTATGAATCCGGGTCTAATCCCACGTTTGGTAATCTTACTCTAACGGGCGATCTAAAGCCTTCCATCTCGGCTACTGTTTCTGCGGCAGGAACAAACCAGTCTGGAGCAACAGAACTTTCGGATGTTTATAATATTATCACTACAGTGGGTTCTGGAGCAGGTGTCAAACTTCCAACAGCCGAAGCCTCGTTGACCTATACACTTGTTAATACTACTGCAACAAATCTACTAGTTTATCCAAACGTATCAGACAAGATTAACGGCGGAACGGTTAACGTTGCTGTAACGGTGGCTGCTGGATCATCTGCCACTTTTGTTGCTAAGGATGCTACAGATTGGTATTCACTTACACCTCTGTTGGTATTTGATTCGAGCGGCACTAGACTAAATTAAGGCTATAAAAAATGAACCCGTTAAAGCTCAAAGCATCTGCTACACCGATTACTTCTGCAAACTTTCAGGGTTTGCAGACCATGTCAAATACGGAAGTCAAAAATTATATTGCAAATAAAATCACAGTAGGATTTGCTGGCGCGGCAAGCAATGGTTCTAATACGGCTGACCTTAATATTGATACAGCAAACGCACTTTCTGGTACCGCAATCGGCACTTTTGCTGATACGGATAGAACAGAAGCGACTGGTACTCACCCAGCTACTGGTGCTATAGCCACCGTAACGTATTATGCAAAGCAAATTACTGCTGAGGATGCTGGTACAATCACAAACCGTCCTTTGCAATATGACACTGCAATTCAGCAAATGACAGACGCTCAGATCCGCAATGATATTATTGACCAAGCGGTCACAGCAATGGTTACTGAATCAGAGTATACTGCGGGACAGTATCGTCTTGCTGGCTCGGCGCCAAGTGGCGGTACATGGACCTCACGTTACACCATCACCGATGTTGCAAATGGTGGTAACACAACTTATTATATTTGGCAGAAGACTGCGGCTACAACATCACCGAATGCCGATCTTCGTCCACTGAAAACATATAGTGGCAATAACGTAAAGCAAATGACCGATACTGAAATTCAGGAAATGATTCCTTATTTCAGAAATCGTATTATCAGCACCAGTATTGGTACATATAAGATCCAAGCATCATCGCCATCTCCTGGTACTTGGGTTAGCATGGGTTCAGCTTCTGATACTCGTGAACAAGTCGCGTCTGAAAACTATACCGGCGCCTATAGTGGTACCAGAACATATTCTAATGCAGCATATGCTGGAACTAGAACATATACCCCGGCGGGATATACAAATACCTTTGCCGGAGGCAGAACTTACAGCACAACATATGCTGGGTCTAGAGCATTTTCTGGATCTTATGTGACTAACTTCTCTGGTACTAGAACGTTTGCAGGTTCTAGAACATATTCTGGATCTTATGCAACCAACTTCGCGGGGACTAGACCCTTTGCAGGTTCTAGAACATATTCTGCCAGCTATATTCTATATTACGGTGGTTTTATTGGTGGTACATTCGCTGGTTCGCGCACATACTCAACCAGCTATGTATCAGCATCAACCAATTTTACCGGAACATTTGCTGGTACCAGAACATATTCGAATGCAGGATATGTATCGGAACCAACAAATTTTGCCGGTTCATTTGCTGGTTCTAGAACTTACTCCGCCAGTTATTCTGGCTCCAGAACTTATTCTGGCACATATGCAAACTCATTTGCCGGTTCAAGAACATATTCGGGTGGGTATTCTGGCTCTAGAACCTATTCTGGAACATATTCTGGTACATATGCGGGCGATACAATTCAAGCAACTAAAGATACAGTATCAACAGTATCTCTTTGGATTCGTACCGCTTAAACTATACTATATACTTTATATTATTTCTTTTTATGGAGAGTTGAATGATTGTGAATGAAGACGCCATCGTATTGGATTCGGCCATCATTGCCGAAACAAAAGACTACGAAGAACCCTTTTGGCTAAATAAAGAACTACAGCAAGTAATGGTAATTATCATCTATCCAGATGGTAAGAGACTGCCAGCATCTGTGTCGGGTGAAGGTGGCAATCCAGACTATATTGCTATTATGGAAAAGTTTACTGAAGAAGATATTGATGAAAATACTCGACTTCGCGAAGAGCGCCGCACCGAAGAAGTTCGCCAGCGCATGGAAAGATCGAAGGTCGATCTACAGCGCCGTAAAGATGAGACTCTTTTCGAAGCTAAGTTAGAAGCCTTCGAAGTTCTTACCATCAAAAATTCAACTAACAAGGTAATGAAAACTAAGATACGTAGATCGAAGTCTGCGCTTGAAGTTATGGCATATGCTACCATGCTGATCATGGAAGAAGAAAAGAATGCAGAATAACGGATTCGTTTATGTAGCATCGCTTCGTAGAGGTTACTATAGAGCCGCGAAAAACTCTGCACTATCACTTCTAGACTATTGGCCAGAAGCAAAGATTACTTTATTCACTCATGCAGAATGGATAGAACCAGGTGATGAAGAAATCTTCGAGAACATTATTACAGATGGTGTTCCATATCACAAGAGAGCCAAACTCTGGGCGCTAGATAAAACTCCATATGACTTGACAGTTTATATGGACTGTGATACAGAAGTTCAACACGACGATATTCTAAAAATCTTTGATCAGATTCCAGATGATATAGATGTGATTTTTACAGCAAATCGTCCATATAATGCAGCCCTAACAAAGCTATCTGATACAGAAGAAATGACCGAGCATTGCGGTCTATTCGTCTACCGCAATAATTCACAAACACTGAAATTGATGGGCGCTTGGTGGGGCGAATATTGTAAGCAGAATGAACCTAGTTATGATAGACAACACTATCCAAAAGAAGCACTACAGTGGGACACATTTACAATGTGGCGCTTATTGACATACGGGGATATGGGTGTAAAAACAGGAAGATTTCCTGATCCAGATGCAAGGTGGAATTTTGTCATCGGGTACAAACAAGAAGAATTGCAAGGACAAGAGATTGTCATCTATCACTACACGTTGCCGTCATCCGTATTGGACAAATAATGAAGGTTTCTAAAAATATTAATCCAGAACTTCTGGAAATTCTTACTCCTTATGCGGAGTGGTTCTTCTCACAAACAGACCACGACAAATTGAGAGAGCCAGATAGGCGTCGAGGATTTGATATCGACACTGGCACTTCTGAAAAGTATATGAATGAGTTAGTCGGTAAAGATGGTGAACATGAGGGGTATCCAGAAACCGCTTTCTGTTGTGATATCGGAATGGTAGATTCTGTCCCGACCACTCACCGCGAGAAGCAACAGAAACTCAATCGTGAATTAATTTCGTTTCTAGGTGCCAAAAACAATGCGGTTCATGTTTATTATCCAGAAAATGGATTTATGGGCTGGCACACAAACTGGAATGCAAGCGGCTACAACATTCTTCTTTCTTATAATACAGAAGAGAATGGCGGCTACTTTAGGTATCTAGATCCAATAACAAAAGAAATGGTCACTCTTTGGGACCCCAAGGGTTGGTCTGTCAAGGTCGGTTACTTCGGTAGGCGTAGTGAGACTGATAAGGTCTTCTATCACTGTGCTGGGAGCCGAAGCAAGCGCCTCACTCTCGGTTATGTCGTTCCCCATGAGGACCTCTGGAAATCAATGGTTGAAGATATTACGGGTGTAGATTTCACCGAACTTTAATCTTTTGACGTTCTTTGTTTTTCGCTAGAAGTTCTTCTAGAATAGTCAAACTTTCGTGCATCTTTTCAATTTCGTCTAGCATCTTTGGAACGGCAACCGATGCTTGGTAGATAATTGCCTGTTCGTAGTTCGCCTGAGAAACGGTAGCAAGTTTGATTCTTCTGCGTCGAAAGAAATCTTTTACTTTACTAAGTAAAGTAGGTTTTCTTGCCTCAACCATATTCAACTGAGTGACTTGTCTGTCAGTTGCCTGTTGTCGCGCTTTTACAATCTGATCTTCCCTTGCCTTTTCTGCCACTTCTTTTTCTCTGGTAAGTTTTTCATTTTCGTCTTTAATTGCTTGCAACTCTTCTAGTAATTTTGGATCTGTTACATGAACGGTTTCTATAACTGTTTCTGTTACTGTCTCAATTTTCACAGGAGGGTTTTCTAAAATCTCTTTTGCTTTAGCAACTGTTTCTGCTGCCACTTTTGTTTCTTCTTCTACTGCAAGTTTTTGTCTCTGTAATTCTTCATGTTTTTCTTGAGCGATTTTTTCTCTATCAAGTTCTTCTTGAGAAGGTTCATCAATCTCAACTTCAATAATTTCTTCTTGGAAGTTTCCATTGGTCCACTCTTCAACAACTATTTCTTCAGGAGGAGGTGGTAGTGATACTAAAGGTTCTGGTATATAATCCTCGGGTGGAGGTGCAACAACTCTCGCTCTTCCCATATTACTTCCTTCCTATGACCATAAATCTATCAAAGTCTACTTTACCATCCCAAGACCAATAAAACTGATTAATGTTTCCGCTATACAGAACGTCTTTAACCCCGACATTTTCTATGTGATCTTCAAGGGTCGGAACACAATTGATGCCATACATTTCGCGAAACACATTAGATGATTGACACGCAAAAATACAATCTGAATTTGCAGTAGTCATATTCTTCAAAGGGTACATGGTTTCACAACCAAGTGAAATTACCACATCTGTGTTTAGCGAATTGATATCGTGGTATGCAAAGGGTACATCCCAATTAAGGTGGCTGAGTTCGATATCTTTTTCTGTATAATACTTATTGAAAACCTTAGATAGTTCTAAGGCATCTTTATCAATATCAATTAGGTTCAACTTCTTTACACTTAGATTTTCGCATAGCAGTGGAACAAGAGGAAATCCTAGCCAAGAGTTTAGAATTGTTATATCAAGTTTTTTGGTAAAGTCAACATGTTTTTTCAGTTCTTCAACTAACCAAATGGCGGCATCCATCGTATTAGGATTTAAAGACTTACGAAAATCTTCATGCTTCCATGGCATTTCATGGCTGATCTTTTCTAGACCTTCACCCCAATTACGGTAATTATTCAAAAAATTATAGTTTAGCATCTTGTGGTCTTTCCATTGAATCATACAAACAAATTAGTGGCTGTTCTCTGAGAACTTGTTCTCTAGTATCGGCAGGCCACATATACCCATAATTATAACTGTATACCCAGCCGTCTGGAAAATAGTCTATTTTTAAAAGACGTTCTCTTTGATGACCGAACATGTTATCGAGACCCCGATAATAATAAAACATCTGGTCAGGGTAATCTCTAACGAACTTGGTGATTTTATCAACATCTAATTTGTCATTCCATCTTAACACACTTGAATTCAAGTCTGTATACTTATGAGGAATATCTTTAGTATCGATTTTCATTTTGTTTAGGTTGTGCCAATGAGTTCGAATGAAAGTAAGTTTATCTTCTGGATCATGTTCAACGATACAATCGATGTTTTGTTGAATGTCAATATCCAAATCAAAGAATAATTTCTCACCCTGTTTACGAATAAAATGTCGATCAAACAAATATAACTTGTTCCACCACTTCTCATAATAGTTGTCTGTAGGCAAAGGAACAATGATTATTTCTGGGTTCAATCCCACTTCATGTTCCGTTATGCAGTGAAATTCAAACTCACCCGTAATATGCTCCTTACACTGCTCGAACAATTTATTGACATACTCAGGACCATATTTGTATCCCCATTTCACTGTGTAGATATCAATCATTAAATATTCCAATGTTCTAATAAGTCTGGATCAACGAGCGTTTCTTGTTTTACTTTACCTCTGTGATTGTCTTGAAACGGCAATAAGTCCACGTTGAATACACAAAGAATGCAGTCTTTTCTATATTTAGCGACTTCTAAATCACCTTCTTGCCAGTCTCGACCTCTATTGTATGAGTATGCAAAGGTATTAGGAAAATGTTTCCATAGAGGAGTATTACTAAAGTCGCCCCATCGCCAACTGTGATAATTATCTGTGCCGTCTGTAAAGGTAAACCAAATACGCTCTTGATGTTCTAGGACATCCTGCCAAATACATTCGGTCTGATCATCTGACCACACCATGCAACTACCATTAGTATATGCACCATGTGACAACTTAAAGTTACGAGACTTCATGGGGCGAGGGTCTTGCCACCATGAACGCAACTTGGTGGGATTCTCTAGGTCATAAGTGATGATTGGCGACAAATCATTTTGTATGATAACATCGAGGTCGAAGAATACAAATCTGCCAGTTGGTTTATCCTCTGCGAAGTTGTGAGTGTTGAAGATAAAAGTCTTTGGTCTGTCCCAACAACGTGCCATGCCGTATTTGAAATCCTCTGAACCGAACCA